ATCTTGTCTTTCTTGAAGTCTTCCATCAACTGATTCTTAATCATCTCAATGTCAATGGGGTTGCCATTCACATCTTGGATGTTGTCTTCAATGTCGAAGAAATCACCCTGACCAAAGATAGCTTCCATGATCTCAGCATGGCGAGTCTCAACAGCTTGTTGGGTTGCAGGGGTAACAATACGGCTACGCTCAGACTCACGGGTCTTATCTTCAGATGCCCACTGACCACGGAAGATACGCTCGTACTCTAGCCAATCAGGGAGAAAGTTGGTATCTCTGTAGTCACGCCACTTGGTACAGTGGTCAGTTACAAAGGCGGTTAATTCTTTGTCAGCCTCAGTAGGCTCATAAAACTCGTTTTGTTCTAACTTATCTGTTGCCATAGTGTTACCTTATAGATGAACCGATTGTATTTCCAAAGGGGTCAGAGTATGTGGGGGTTTGTATTTGACTTGCTGGCATACCATTCCTCTCAAGAATGGTCATGCTCTTTTCTTCATTTGGGAAGACTACGAAGTTGCGAGTCAAATTTTTGTGAGTGGCTCTTTCTTCCTCTAATGAAGCTAATTGTTGCTTCATTCTTTCCTGATTTCCTAATCCTGATCCTATATCTGCTTTTAATGAATTTATACGGGCATCCATCTGCGCTTGAGTCAATGATGAAACGCTAGGTCTTCTACTTAATTCATCAAGATACTTAATGCCAGCTACACCCTTATTTTGCAACAATTCAGAAATTTTAGATGGCTCTACCTTTAAATCTCTAGCAAGTACATTATGCCAAGTAGATGCCAATGGGTCTGTTTCCATCCACTTCTTCAAATCAAAATCTGGAATTGATGGCAAATCTTGTTCAATACCTTTTAATGCTTCTTTGACTTGTGCAGATTGCTGACTTAATGGCTTATCCCAATCCATCATGGTTGCAATCTTTTCATCAGGCAAATCAATTTTGTAAAGGTTACCACCGCCTCTTTCTTGGTATGCCGCAAATAATTCAGCTAATTTATCTTTTGGCAAATCTCGTGCCGCTATATTGGCATTTTGTAATTGTCTAGCTAAAACTTCAGGAGGTTTATTGTCTCTAGCTTGTCGTATAAACTCGCCCCTAGTTCCCGCTGGTAAATTTAATCCAAGTCTTTCAGCTTCTGGTTGAAGATCAAATGCTTTATAAGCAAGCGTATCTCTATAACCTTTTGCAACCGCTGGAGCTTCAGCCGTATATATCCCATACCCATACGCTTGAGCACCCTCACCAGTACCAATCTTTGAGGCATCAAACTCGCCCAAAGGGTTGCGAGGTGTGGGAGGTAATGTGTGAGGCGTACCATGATAAACATCAAGAGGTCTAACGCTACCCCTTGAAACATCACCAAGTAACTGCGCTGGTAAACCACCACGCTCCATCACCTGAGGGACAACCCTCTCAGCATATCTAGCACCAGCACGACCAGCAGTCATTGCGGCTTGATTTGCCATTACAGCCGCTGGCTTAGCAAAGGGCGCAACATTCAGCAATGCTTCAGCAGTCTCAGGGCGCATCCTCGTAGTACCACCAAGTCCACCAGCACCTGAGAACAAAGACTCACCATAAGATGCCCGTTCAAGCGTCTTAGGGATGCCAGTGCCATAAAGGAATTGAGCAACACCCTGTGATTGCTGAGTCCTCTCAGGCGCACTCATGTACTGCAAAGGCAGATTAACAATGTCAGAGAACAATCCCAGTATGGGACTTCTCGGAGTTGCTCTTATCTCATCTGCCATCTGTTACCCCTATATACCGCTGATAATGTCGATCGGTTGCCACTCGTCTTCATCATCTGCCTCAAAGTAAGAGGTTATAGATAACTGATCTATATAACTTAAAGAATCAGGTAGATCATCCTGAACCCCCTGACTAGGGAACATCAGCAACTGATCTAGGAACTCTGTCCAGTCCTCATCCTTGTTAAGCACGATTCTGCCATGCTCAAACCTTCCTTGCAATGCCCAAATTATACGATCTGACTTCTTCCTGTTCCCATGCGTCAAATCCACTATATGAGCATATATGTTCGATTTTCGCATTAAATCACTCAAATAGGGAAGCACCGCATTCTTTAACGCCCCACGCTCTATCCCAATGGATAGTGGCTTGTAGTCCCGAATAGCCATCAAGATATTAACTGCAGTCGTGCGAATATCCCACCGACCATGCTCAATCTTCTCCACAAACCACTTGCCATCCTCAGTCACCTTAACCACAGATATGGCAGTCTGGTCTAACCGCTTCTTGGAGTTGGCGGCTTGCTTTGCAACCTCCTCAAACCCCGCTAAGTCAACCGCTATGAAGTAACTACCCTGATCGGGAATCTCCCCGTACTTAATCCATTCCTCTTTGAAGACATCAGAGCCAGCATTGTCAAAGGATGCCATATACTCTTGCTTAAAGGCAAATGAATAGGGTCTTCTTTGCACTCTCGATTTCGCTAGGGTCTATAAGAGGGTTATCTTTAGTGGTGAAATGCCACGATTTCCAATCTGGGTCAGTATCCTCTTGCCCTAAGTTGTACAAGTCATAGAACCAGTTGCGCCCCTTGGGAGTGCCGATAAACATGGCTTTTCCCTTCTTATCGGACAAAGATGCTCGAATCACCTGTTCCCAAGTCTCAGGCTTAATGTCAGCTACCTCATCCAGTACGGCGTAAGTAAAGGACACTCCCCGCAATGTGTCGGGTCTGTCTGAGCCTCTAACATATATCTTTGCGCCGTTAATCAAGGTAACTTCCATGTTGTTAACATGGCTACTCTGAATAATCTCCCGACCAACATCAAGCAAAACATCCCACACAATCTGCCTAGCCTGTCCCTGAGTCGGGGCAACATAAAGCACAGCACTACCAGCGGGACAGCTTAAACCCTCAATCAATAGCGTAGTAACCGCTAACCTTGACTTACCGCATCGCCGCCCTGCCACGACAACCTTGAACCTCGTCTTGTCGGCATACACCTCCTGTTGCCACGGCAATAGCGCAAAGTTCAGGTCAGCCATTCTTAGCCTCAATGTCTTCTATATCACTTGGCTCAATTGTCGTTGTTGTTGGTGCGCCTATGCCAGTGATATTGATCGTGACTGCACTCCTCTGGCTCTTATCCTTCTCAAACATGGATACAGGCAGGGTGCGGTCAACACACATCTTGATAGCCGCCATCTGTGCGGGGTGGTTGTCGTTCAACGCTATTGAGATCATCTTCTCAACAACATCCTTACCACTCGACCTGATAAGCATATCCTTCAAGTCCTTGATACGCTGGTTGTCAGTCTTGGGTAACGCTAAGTCAGGATTCCTTGCGTACTCCTGTATCTGACGCTTTAAGCCAAATACACCCTTGGGTCTGCCAGCCTTCTTCTTGGCGGGTTGTGGGGCTTCATCTTGGATGCTGTCAATCTGCTCTATCTTCACGATTGTCCTTGGGAGTTGTGGGCGTGATAGGGGGGGACTATAGCAAATACTGGGTTCATAGTCTTTTTTTTATTTTCGCTTTTTCGTTTTGCCGACTTAACCAGCAGTGAATAAGGGTTTGTATTTTTTCCTAAATTCGTCAGAACACTTTTTTGCGTCTTCCAAAGACTTAAAGAATCTAGAGTATGACTTTCCCGCCGACTTTATTCGCACCCTAAAGCTATTTTTCTTAGCTACCCAGTGGACATGGGGATACAGGTTGTTTTTTGCTGGTGGAGTATTTTGGCTGTTTTCAAAGTCAGTAACCACCCTCAAGTTACATAAGCGATTGTCCGTCTTTACTCGGTTTATGTGGTCTAAATGACCTTCAGGGAACTTGCCATAAACGTACAGCCAAGCAACTCGGTGTTGTAAATACATTTTGTAGTCAATGCAGACAGAAAGATATCCGTGGGTATTTGGTATATCACTTACTCGGCGACCAGATCGCTGTACAGATTTTATTCGGGCGAACACGCCAGTGTCAGCGTCATAGGTCATTAACTCTTTTAGTCTGGCTTGAGTCAACATGGCTTTTCCTGTTTTATTAGCACCCTCTAAAGGTATCTTAAACACAGGATAAAGTCAATTTCCCTTCTTGAGAGGGGCGGATGCACCCACAACTTTGACCGACCGACCGACCCCCCTCCCCCCCATCGAAAAATCGCCGAGTTATCCACAGGCATCTGTGGATTCTGTGGATAACTTCTGTAAGTTGTTGATTTTGCTAGACATTTTCTAGACGCTTACAGATCGCTTACAAAATCGGTTTTATACAACATCCATTATGTTAACTTTAAATATCTGAAAGTAGTACACACATCTGCAAATTGCAACTGGAAATGAAACCGAATTGGGGAATTGTGGATAACTTCCAGTCCGATCTGTGGATAACCTGTGGATAACTTTTATATTTCGCATTCTGAAAAGGATTTTCTGGGCGGTGGAGAAAGGTGAAAGAGGCGGGTGGTGCTTTATCGGGGGACTTGACTACTTTAAGTCATAAGGACTTTTAGTAATATCAAACGCATTTGTTATGCACTTTATGTTTCTCGTAAACCAGTGCTAAACCTGACCACTTAAATACCGCTAGGAAGCGTCAGAATCGCCTACAACAGGCTTTTCTATGTCATCCTTATCTACCCCAAGGAAATCGTATAAATCGATTGTGGGGCGATATCCGCAATTCCAAAGGATTTGATAGGCATCAAGCACATTCCTGAACCCATCAGAGATGTTTCCATCGCCAGCACAAGCTAGGATGATCTTGTCTGGCATGGTTAATTCACGATAGAACCAGCGTGAGTTAATGCTTGGCGGTCTACCACCTCGGTTCATTATTTTCTGTCCAACGGCTTATATTTAGGCACATAGTCAGAACCACCCTCAAACGCATGGAGATCGTCTTCCATGTCATCAAAGCCTGAACCATTACCGAATCCCTCTTTAGGCGTGAACTTAGTCATCCTTGCCGTAGGCGCAAGCGCCTTGGCTTTAATGATGGTTTGAACCATAGGCTCTTGCAGAAACACCTCGATCTCCTCCAATGTCCAAATGTTGCCATTGTTTATGTCTTTGCGTTGCCGCTGTAAGTCAACGGCATCGTTCTCAGTCCTGACCACTACCATCGGTACTCCCTTGACTGACTTCCATTCAAGGAACTGGATGGGTGGGTTAGGTTCAATCTCATTTTCTTCAGCCCACTTCTCCAGTGCATCAAAACCTTTACACATTCCATGCACAGCTTTATGTAGCCTATCAATCTCACCCAAGTCCAGTGCATCCCAAACTCTAGCCATCTGAACCCAAAACTTAGCCCTAAACTCAGTGTCAACTAAAGTAATCAATCTATCAACACCCCATTTCTCGTAGTGTTGACCCTTTTTCCTCTCCAACTCCACAAGCACAGCATTAGATTGAATCTCCCACTGCGTAGCCTGTCTCGCTGGCTTAATGACTTCAGGAACATCTCTTCTCGACCTTGATCTAACCATTTTTAAAACTCCTTAAATAAAAGACAAAGAGACAAAGGGACAGGAGACAAACCCCTTGTTTATAGACAAGGGGTGGTTTGTCCCCATCTCCTCAAGGGGACATTTGGGACATTTGTCCCCGTTTGTCCCATTTGTCACTGTATATCCATACATATCAGAAAACCTCTGAACTGGACTTCAACCACACCCAACCAGAGCCTATGACGATCTTATTCACGGCTACAAGTCTCTCCCTTGCTCGTAGCCATGCTTTCTTAAAGGCGGCTTTATCATCCTCAGTACAGCCTTTCATGCCCCAAAACTCTGCTCTCCAATCATCCAAACTCACGCCATACCTACTAGTACCATCTACTTCACGATATGAGCCTTTAGCTTTAATTGCTTTAATTAACGAATCCATCTCAATACGCTGATTATTGCCGCTACCAGCGTTGTTTTTGTTGCCTTTTGAGTTGCTACTGGCGATCTCAGGGTTATGCCTCACGGCTAATGAAGTGATAGTTTCAAACCCCAAGGCTGACTCTCCCACCTCAACATTCACCACCTCGATACCCACGGCTATGGAATCCGCACCATCTTTCTGCTTGGTGACTGTCAGGATTGCATTACCGATAACTGACGGGTCTGCTGAGTTGATAACCGAATCCTGCCGCTGTATCTCAAGTTCAGTATCTACTGCACCAAGCAGGAACTATGACCTCGCAGACCTTTCGTAATGTCTTTACCGCTATGGTGGATGAGAAGCATGGCACATAGATAGATGGCTTGCAACTTACCAGCTTGGGTGATGAAACCACCCATATCCTCAGAACTATTCTCGTTAAAGCCGCCGCCACTCATACGCATCAAGGTATCTAGGATGATGAGTTCAAGTGGTTCATCAATTTGCGCTATTAACTCGTTGATTGCGTTGATTAATGCGTCAAAGTCTTCTTGGCTTGATCTGATGTTGATTTGCGCTCTAATGACATACAGATTTGCGCCATCTGGAGAGTTGTTTTGTATCTTGCAGGCTTTTACCCTTGCGCCCATACCGCCATGACCTTCACCAGCTATGTACAGGACTGCGCCTTTCTTTGGTACTTTGTATCCCATCCATTCACGCCCTGTCGCTACTGCTTCTGCAATATCCAAGGCAATGAAAGACTTGAAGCTGGCTGGTGGTGCATACAGGGCTACAAATGCTCTCTTTGGGATGATGGATTCGATTAGCCACTCAACTGGTTCATCCTTTATGGAGTCCCAAGACTCGACCATGAACTTAGGTTTAGGTGGTTCTTCTACTTGCGTAGTCTCTGCACTCTCCAACAATCTTTGTGGAGTCTGAACCATGTTCAGGGACTCCACTATGGGGGATGCTTTCGCTATTTGCGCCAGCAAGGTGCGAGAGCCATCGTATCTGTTGACCCACTCGTAAGCATCTTCTTTAGGGTTACTGAGGTTCAAGTCCAAGACCCTGACGCTTTTCGCCAAGGGTAGTAGTGCCTCCACCACCTTTTGGGCGTAACTCCAGCCTACAAGATCATTGTCAGGCACGATTACCACATTGGCATCTTTAAAGTATTGGTTTAGTTCCTCGTTCCAACCACCAGCGCCAGCGTGTGAGGTGGTAGCTACTACGCCCAGACTGCCCAAGGCATCTGCCGCTTTCTCACCTTCAGTTATGTACACGACTCGTCCAGCGGCTGTTGCCTGTTGCAGATCGGGGAGTTTGTAGGGTACAAGGCGACAATCTCCCAACTTGCCAACTCGACTGCCATCAGGCATGACTCTAAGGGTCTTATATGTTTTGCCCTTGGAGTCAAAGGTCTTGAATCTTTGTTTGATAAAGAGTGGCTCTCCATCTTCATCTGTATATACCCATTCATGCTCAAGCACTGGTGTTGAGATGAGTGGTATGGGTTTCATTGGCTTGATGCTATCGAGGTAGTCGGGTCTATCGGGTAGTGCTGGCAGGAGTCCCATCTCTTTGATGGTTGAGAAGACTGTATGCTGATCGCACCCACCATGACACTTGAATAGGAAGTTGCCATCATCCGACATAGTGATAGATAGACTTGGATGCTTGTCGCCGTTACCTTGACCATGACTAGGTACAGGGCATGATGCTAAGTAACCACCACCAACTTTCTTTGCGTTACCCAAACTGGACGCTATTTCTTGTGCTGACATTTAGTTATCTTTCAAATACTTAATGACAATATTAAGTTCAGAGATTCTTTTTTCTAATAATTCAATTTCACTTTTTAAAAAATTATTTTGAATCAATAAATCTTGATACGATTTTTGAATTGCATTTTTTGTTTGACTTGGTTGTTTAGCCTTCCACAAAATATGAGAAACATATCCTCGCTGAAGACCAAGCGATTCTGCAATTTGTTTGCTAGTTGAAGTAGGAAATGTGTTTTTGTAATCCTTGATGGATTGAGTTTTACTTGTATTTTTCTTTTGCATACCACCTACCAAATTTAAAGGGACAAAAAAACCAGAGTCTCCCCCGAAACTCTGGTGGTGTTGAGTGTTAAGGGTTAGCTAAACATCTCGTCATCATCAAGTGATGGTGCTGGCTTTGTTGGTGCTGGTTTGCTAGGTGCTGGCTTTGCAGATGGTGTTGACATTTCGGGGTCAAAGCCGCCTGTATTGTCATCTGACAATGCCGCTGGTCTTGCTACCCACTTGATAACGTCAAACTCAGGCACTCTTGTAGTTCCTTTACCAACTTTCATTGCAGTTGAGCCTTTGTATTCCACGACTGGCA